GAGCGCGAACTTAAAGATATGATTCTTTGGCAACTAGGTAAACCTGAAATATGGGAGCAAATGGTCAAAGAACGAACAAGACTATTTAAAGAGCGTGCAGAAGCAGAACGTGCAGAAGAAGAGCGTAAACTTGCCCACAAAAAGAAAATGGCTGATATGTTTATCTTTGCCATGTATTTTATAGCAGGGGCAGTTATTTTATTTGCAGTAATTATGGGGGGTGTTGCAATATACGGGGCAGCAGAAGAAAAAAGAATTTATGAACAGAAAGTTGCAGATAGAGCTGCTGTTATTAGACGACAGCAGCGAGAAAGAGAAGCAGCAGAGAAAAAAGAAATAGATAACTACACAAAAAATTAACATGTACTTCAATATAATTATTACTTTCAACGACATGCTATTCCTGCTATGTATGATCCCTCTTGTCGCAGTATTTTGTGTAATGTTTTCTGATTGGCTGAAAGATAAAGACCGATACAAATAAATGGATCCGTTAACATTATTTGCTTTAGCCAATGGAGCGGTCTCCGCGGTTAAAGCCGGCTGCAAACTTTATAAAGATATCAAAGGGGCTGCAGGTGATGTAAGAGATGTGCTAAAAGATCTCGACGATCAATTTCATAAATTATACCCTTCAGGTGCTACTACAGCTCAACGTAATGCTTACATTGAAGAAAAAAACCGAGTTATTACACTCAATAAAAAAGGTGGTGAGACTACAGGGCTATATCAAGAGATAGGTGAGCACTTAGGTACTTACTACGACAACTTTCACAAATGTATTGCAGTATTTGAAGAAGAAGAAAGACGCGCAAAAACTGAAGTGTACAACGGTACAGATAGTCTTGGTAAGAGGGCGCTACAGCGAGTTCTAATGAAGAAGCAATTAGAACAAATGAGTGTTGAGCTACGTGAGTTAATGGTATACCAGAGCCCACCTGAACTCGGTGCACTGTATACTGAAGTTGAAGATATGATGAAGGTAATGGGTAAGGAGCAAAAAGCGTTACTTGTTAAGCAGATGCAGAATGAGACCCTTCAAGCAAAAAGACGTAAAGCTAGAATGGATAAACTTAGAAACGAGGCTATCGTAGGCATCTGTATTCTAATAATTATATTTACATTTGGCTTTATGATGATGTGGGTAGCCTACGATCGATCAAAAAAATATCCTCAGTACGGAGAAGAATTATTTCCAAAAAGCAAGCAACAGCGACGTCAAGAGGCCCAACCACAAGTATATGTGGGTCGTTAATTATAACCTAAAATAATATTAGGTGAAATGGTTGCGGGGGAAGGAGTCGCACCTTCGACCTCGGGATTATGAGTCCCACGCTCTTCTACTGAGCTACCCCGCGATAAATTTTCGTTAAGCTTGGCTGTCGCCGGGCATAACTCTGTAATTGTCTTCGACTGAGTCTGGTGTTGATACTTCAATTATTGTTCCTGCTTTCAAACAAATAAGACGATGAGGGAGCATTGGGGGGTTGTGCCAAATATCACCTGTACCGAGCATCTGTGTTGTAAGCTTTGCATTCTTAGTATCAATCCACTCAACAGCAAAGTCACCGTTAAGTATATACCAAGTCTCTTCTTTCTCTTTATGAAAATGCATTGAAAATCTTGCATTTTGTTTAAAGTGTAAGAACTTAGAACAATACTTATCGTTTGTTACCCAGATGTCCTCTGACCCCCAACCCTTTTCAACAATACCGTTCAATCTCATTTATATCTTCTTTCGTGGGTACGTATACCCCATGATGACCAACTGATATACCAGCAAGATAATTTGCTCTCTCTATCGCGATATTTATATCACCTGTCTCAAGGTAGTAATAAGTTAGAGCAGCAAGGAACGTATCACCAGCGCCACATACATCATGTACATCAACAGCATGAGCAGGATACTCTTTACCTCTGTAACTAGCACCCTTTGATCCTAATGTAATAATTGTATCACTACATACAGAGGTTGCTTTAAAGAACTCATCTTCGTTCACTTTAACAAAAGCACCTTCAAAGTTTTTAAGATCAGGTTTCTTGGAGTCAATAAACACCGGGCCCTTAAATGACTTAATAATATCTTTTGCTAACTTATAAGTTACTGCACCTTTATCATAATCAGATATAACTATAGCATCATATTGCAACGGTATATCTGTTATAATATCAATCGGTGTAGATATATTATCATGATCAATTCTTACAACGTGTTGCTTTGTTTTTTCATCTATTAAGCGAATCTTAACTGATGGTTCACGTGTAAGTATAGTTACATTACAACCTAATACCTCAAGATTATTCATTACATTGTATGCCATGCCAGGCTTAGTAACCTCGCGAGAATACTTAAATACAGGAACAGGCGCTTCAGGGCTTATACGTTCGACAGTACCGTAATGGTAGACATCGTTACAGCAATCACCTATTAGTAATATCTGAAATGATTTTTGTTGTTGAGTATTCATCAATGCGTTTAAAATAAATTAGTTCTTTAGCGTACTCGCTGCCAATTACGGGCTTACCTTCCCAATCGCTACCAACAATCATTATATCTGGACTCACCTGTTTAATCCACATCTTTAGTTCCTCATCTGACCGAAAGATTTCAACCTCATCCACCGCTTTAAGATTAAGTAACATCTTACGTCTATCCCATGCTGTATTAATCGGTCGACTTTCACCTTTGAGCTGTCTTACACGATCATCGCTATCGATAGCTACAAATAGTTTATCGCCTTGAGCTTTAGCAAAGTTTAAAAGTTCAAGATGTCCTGAATGCAAGATATCAAATGTGCCGTTAACAAATACAGACCTAGACACCTGAGTACGCCTTGTTAAAGTTAGTCATGTCAGCACAAGTATAACGCTGATAGGAGTGCTTGAGATGTTCAGGGAAAGGGATGTAGTTAATTTTAGCTTTATACTTTTCAGCAACCTCATTAGCTACGTCAAGAAAGGATTTAGCCGTACCTGTACCTACATTCCACACACCCTTCAGATCTGGCATTTCCATAAATTGAATATGCGCATCGATGACTGTTGATACTGGTACAAAGTCTCTTAAGAAGTTTTCGCTATTCTCAAATACATTTATTACTCCCGTTTCTTTAGCTTGCTTTGTAAACTGGTGGTATGGACTTGCTTGTGAACCTTTATGATCTTCGCACGGACCATGTACATTAAAATATCTGAACCCCTGTGCCAGTTTACCTGCAGCATACAACTCAAACATATACTTCGACCATGCATATGGTGTTCTTGGGTCAACAGGAGACGTTTCAGTAAACTGTTGATTTAAACCGTATACAGATGCCGAGCTAGAATACTGAAATGGTATTTCATACGCAATACAAAGATCTAAAAGATCAACACTAAATTTATAATTTTGCGTTATAATCTTCTCAACATTAAGTTCTGTTGTAGAGGAAATAGCGCCGAGGTGTATAACTTGATCGCACTTTTCAATGTCTGGAAGTACATCACCCCATTCGAAGCCCGTTACAACATGACCCAGGCGATCAAGATGGGCAACCATGTTTTGACCGATAAAGCCTCTATGGCCAGTTACAAGGATATTCATTCAATAGTCTCCAACCACGGTAACTTACCATTGTATGTTTCAAGAGCTTTCTTATTGCCTTCATCAAAGAACTCTTTATTAACTGAGCCTTCGTTACCACCTAACCGGTATGCAAGAGTATGCTTACCGGTGCAGCCATAATTATTATGCTTAATATGTTCTTTAACTATTGTAAAGAACCGGCGATCTGCACCCCAACCGTGATGCCAGAGGTGACCTACCTCTTGTAGGAACTCTCTCTTAAAGCAATACGAGCTTGAATCAATAAGGAACGCGTCTTTATTTACCCACACCGGCCATCGACCTAAAGACTCACAATTATCTTCGCAAAGATATTCTTTATCCTTACTGTAAATCTTACGGAGAGAGTAAGCCCAATCAAACTTATATTTTTCACATTCATTAACTAATGTCTCAACGTGATCTTTCTCAAACCAGTTATCCTGATCAAGAAATAAAATATAATCATGATTAACCAGATGGCCAAATGCTGCCATTACACGATGGCCATAAAACCCACCACCACCTGTATTGTAAGGCAGATCAATACGGCTTATCCTACCCCCACTAGTAATAATATTATTTTTTAATGTCTCATCGGTCTGACGTGTAAATTTAGCTCCATCTACTACGATTAAATGCTCTACAGTTTTATACGTCTGACCAATAACGGATCTTACAGCGTCTAATAATTCTGGCGCCCCTGTAGTAGGGGTAATAACCAATACACTCTTCATAATTAATCCCAAAGACCTCTGTAGTATTTACCAAATAAAATTAGACCTTTATTGATACGCTCATTATGCTTTAAATATCCTTCGCTATCAAATTCACTTGTATCGTTAGGGCCCTTGTCCCAGCTGTACATGGTAGGTTTACCATTTTCATCCCAAGCACACGGGGTACTTACTCTATCAAACTCACCTGTATGAAACTGTGCATCTGAATCAGTCGTTAACTGAGTGAATGTCCAAATCATTTCCTCTAATACCCAATCCCATCGCTTATGCCAGTTTTCGTCTGTATCCCACTCATTTTCTTTCGGTGATGCTTCAGTAGAACGAAGACCTAAACCTTCAGGTACATCTTGGTCGTCAACATGAGGTGCTCCATGCTTAGTAGCTTGAAGCTGTTTTAGCATAGGTAGAATGATAATAGAAAGTGAGCTATCCATGCTCCATGTATCCCACTTATCAATCTTTACATAATCGATCTTAGGGTGAATAAAATCTAATACTTTCTGAATACCAACACAAAAAGGCTGTAGTACATTACTCAGCTTATCAATGAGAGGCTCATCATAATCAATCTCACGCCAAAAGAAGACCTTCTCAAGAATCTTGTAAGGGCTGATCCAATGGTAGCGGTACTTGCTTAGGTAGACTTTCATTTCTTGTTTCCCAGGTTTTATTCTTTAAAATAACTGACTTGTCATCTTGTAAATCAAAACTAATGACATCGTCAGTGCGCCAATCATGATCAGCGAGAAACTCTTCAGAGAACTGAAGCACTTTATCCCCTGACCCATCCTCAGCATCTACGACATCAAAGATGTACGATTTATTTTCCATAACTACTCCAAAATGGTGGGCCAACTTGGAATTGAACCAAGACTCGACCGATTATGAGTCGGTTGCTTTACCATTAAGCTATTGGCCCATGAATTAACAACTCTCTACCAAAGAAATTGTATTACTGGTATCCGCAATAACACTTACCTCACCAAGCATTGCTGGTTGAATCATTGTAACAGCTCTACGCAAATTTGCAAATGTCTTTTCAAAGTTACCAGTATGATGAACAGAAATGCCACCAGCCTGCATCCACTCTAATACGTTTGATAATTTATCATCAACTAAGATATCCCCCGTATTAGCCCACTTCTGTTTATCTTTACTGTATGGACCAATCTCCATAGGTATACCAGGAAAATACATCTCTAACCATTTGCGCTTATCTTCTTGCGCCGATGGCATCGTTGTACGTCGAGGAATAGCTGTAAGGAATTTTAAATCCATATCTTTAAATTGTTTTGCTAGATTAACTAGCCCAACAGATGCTGGAATTAGTGATAGTTGTAGATAAAAATGATCAATTGAGGTTATAGTCTTCCACTCATCATCCGAAAGATCTCTCCCCTCCCACCCTACCTCGCGACCGAGTAAGGCGCTGGTGTAGCTGTTGAAGTCAGCAACTACACCATCCATATCCAAATAAATCACACGCTTCATAACATACTTTACTTTATTGTACGCAGGTACGAACTTCGTTCCTAATAATACCTGTATACGGGTCTTGGACTTGCACGAGGCAAGAATAATAGTTTTGAATAGGGTAGTTAATAATTGGAGGCTGAGTAACAATTACCGGAGGCTGTTGTACAATTACAGGTCTTTGTGTATTCGAAATTATAGTACCTAGTACGATACCACCAATCAAAGGACCTGCCCAATTACCACCACCATGACCATGATGACCATGATAACCATGATGCTGAGCCATTGCACCTGTTGATACAAGTAACGCTGTAATAACGATAAGTAACTTTTTCATAACATCTCCTTAGTTGATGTATATATTATACGCTCTTTCGAGAATATTGCAACTGTTACGGCCGTAACGCATCCTTACGCATTAGGTGGGTTCTATCAGGGGTTTCTCCCTTATAAACCGTAACGTATTCAACGCCATCAACGTTACGTACATTCCCGTAATCTTCACAGAACCATATTTCGTGATTTAACGGGTTTACAAGTTTAACAGGCTTCTTCTTTTTAAAGATGTTATCCCAGTTACTATCAAACTCTTTTAAATTAACGGAAAATGGTCTCGCTTTGGATCCCTTACCAGCTTCGCGACTCATGATCTAAACCTTCTATAAAATTATATGCTTGTTCCTCGCAATAAAATACTGCAACACCTGATATCATTATACACTCATTGTAAAAGAAAATCAACAGTTGATCATCTAAGCAACTTGCTTTTATTAACCAGTTGCCCTTTCTTACTGTACTGAGTGTAACGTGTTTCATCGCCCCTGTATTTTATTGGATCTCCTATATTTAGTGATCTCAGCTTTTGCTTCAGCAAAAACTTCTATTATATGCATGATTAGTTTTTTCATTTGTTTCCTTGTCTTGTGAACAATATAAAAAGCCCCCGAAGGGGCTTAATTTACAGATCTCGATCTTGTGGATCTTCTGTAAGTAGTTGCGGCTTACTTTTTTTAGGTTTGTCTTCAGAAGTATCTTTAACTTCGATCTTCTTTGGCTTTTTATGCTCAGGAATAATACGCTCTAAAAATACTTTGAGCATACCGTTGAACATCTCTGCAGTTTGTACTTCTATTTGATCATCGAGTGCGAATGAGCGTGTAAACGCGCGATTTGCAATACCTTTGAACAAGAAGTTTTCTTCAGAATCGTTCGACTGAACATTACCTTTAATTAACATCTTACCGTCGTTGAGTTCAATCTCAATGTCTTGCTTAGAAAAACCAGCAACGGCTACTTCAACAACGTAAGTATTATCGCCTGTCTTTTTAATGTTATAAGGGGGATAGTTTGGAATGTTCTTTGTCATGTCATCGTGCATCTTTGCAATGCGCGAAAACTGGTCATCAAAACCAACAAGAAATTTATCCATGTCCTTAAATGCAGGACCAAAAGTGATGTTACCTAGTGTCATATTAAGCTCCCTTTTTTGTAATACCTGTAATTGTATTTGCAAACGTTTGAGCTGTTAGCGTTATTATATCGCTAGCAGATTTAGCAATTTGCTTTGTAAAGACACGTTGTGCCTCGACAAAATCAACTAAAGGTTTTTTAAGGGAATCTTCCTGCACAGTTTGTTTGAGGAAGGTAATTTTGGCGTCTTGAATCGAATCGATAGCCATGTTTGCGTAAAACATATAGTTCTCCTATTAAGCGAGTTTTAAAAAATTGATACCCCGAAGGCGTATCATTGGTCCAGCTTACCGACTACTGGGGTACCTTATCGTTGTACCGGCTTTAGACGCTCCTAAGGTAGTAGAGTCTTTACGTTCCCATCCCGGGGATATTTTATTTATACGATCAATCGTAAAAATCTGTTCTTTTTTTACCAATATTGTACTTTGTTTGTAAGTCCCACTCACCTTTATCTTTAAAGGCGATAATTTTAATTTGGGATAGAGGTGCAATATCGAGGAATTTATCTTGATTCAATATCTGTACTAAGCCCCAATCAAACAGCAGCTTAGCAATTGTATTTCTTCTTTGCAGGTCATTTTCACTCAAATCTGCTGACTTACCATCTAAGGCAAACAGCTCTTTAAAGTGAACAATATAATATCGACCTTGTTTATGTAAAATATGACAGGATTGAAAAAGAACTTTATCTTTTCTAGAAGCCACGCCAATTCTAGTTAATGTCTCTCTTACTTTTAAAAAATCATCGGGTTGTACCAGGGTAACTTCTAGGGGATTGTACCCTGGTATGTTAATCCTAAAAAACTCATTGGACATCAGCTCCACCTTTTTCTAATTTTTGTTTTAAATAATCTATTTGAGATTGATTTAAGATAGAAAGGGCTTGACGGGCTTTTTCAGTGCTGTAGCCATAATATGTCTTTACTACTTCTATCGATTCAATCTTCTCAGCCTTAATCCATTTGTTGAAACGTTTACGAGGCCTAATACTATTTATTAAAAATTGAAATTGAAGTTTTTTATCGATATGAGGGCGAGAATTCATCTCATTTGCAGGTATTACCGTATCTGCTCCATAAGAAAGCCCTTTATTAACAATGTATGACACATACTGCTTCTCTGACCAATCATCTACCATTAGTTCTGTCTTATTGAACGTAATCGCATTGATAAAGTCGAAAGGTGATATTGCTGGTGCTTTGTAAACCTCCTCTTTTACAGTTTCTACAGTCTGACCGAACACATCGTTTATGTCCATAGCATTCTCGCTAATCCGAAGCTATCGATTGTGGTAAGTAGGATGTAATTAGCAAGCATACCAAAGGAATTCCTACTATAAGCACACCAAGCGTATATAGCACAACCTGTAATCCAAACGGGGTATAAAGCCAATAGAGGTGGTGTTGGAACGGTGAGTGCCATAGTGATAGAACACCCAATAGAAATAGCCCAAGCAACGACCTCAAGATAAAAACGCACTCTATTACTTTGGTAATCATCTCTTATCCAATCAAATGTTGGTTTTAGTATATCAATCATTTAGAGCCCATTCCTCTGCAACATCTTCTGCCTCGTCTAGTGTACTAAAGTAATGCGTTATAACCGAATTTTTAGCTCGATCAAAATATGTAACTTCGTACTGGGCAGTATCGTTGTTTAAAGATACCACTGCACACCGCTCTTGACCCTCTGATATATGTTGGCTTATTTCTTTTCTCATTTCAACTCCACCGATGCCATAATTTCAGTCAGGCACGCAACAAGGTTAATTTCTTGATCAGATACAAAAGCAGACTTGTACTGATAATCGGCAATCGTTAGTACCAGTTGAGGTACTTGATTAGTCATAGGGATTAAGGTATCGTAAATACGTCTAAACAAGGATACAGGATCATTATCCAGGTTATTAACAACCCACGATCTCATTTTCTTCCAGTCTTTATCTTTGATAGACTCAACTAGATCCTTCATATTGGCCTCGCCAATATTAACTAGAATACCTTCATCAATAGAACCTGACTGAGCATAACGCTGCAGTTCGTTTAACGTTCTACGGAAGTCGGGAAAGTGCTTCTCAACAACCTTAGCAACAACCTTACCGTCTGCCTGAATACTCTCAAATGAAAGAATATCTGTTACCCGTCTAAAGAATGCGCCAGCAATTGCTGGTTTCTCCTTATTAGGAATCTTAAACTCTACAACTGCACACCGCGAATGCAAAGGTGCAATAATACGATTCTTAAAGTTACAAGTAAAGATGAATCGACAGTTATTAGCAAACTCTTCGATAAAACCGCGTAAAGCAGGCTGCGTCGAATTAGGATTCAGGTAGTCAGCCTCGTCAAGAATAACAACCTTTGTATTACCCGTAAACGATACTGTCGAAGCAAAAGATTTAATCTTAGTACGCAGTACATCAATACCAGACTCTTCTGACCCGTTAATAATAATGTAATCAGACTTTAGCTCTTCACATAATGCTCTTGCAACAGTAGTCTTACCGGTACCGGCAGTACCACATAAGAGCATATTCTGAATCTCACCATTCTTAACTAGATTTTTAAAGTAGTCTTTCTGCTCTTTAGATAAAATACACTCATCAATAGTTTTAGGGCGGTATTTCTCCACCCACAAAAAATGCTCACTCATAATATAACCTCACAATTAAACTACAGAACCAGGCTCACATGCTATCCAATATTGTAATGACTTTGACTCATGTTTAAAGTGTAGAAATTTAGCTTTACCATTCGGTGTCTTTGCAACCGTCACCTCATACGCATCAGGAATAACTTTCAGGTTTTCTACTGCGATGAATACATCGAAGTCATCAAACGAGGTACCAAGCACCTTCTTAAAATTACTTGCAGTATCATTTTTACGATCGCTGACCGACATCGTCACTGATTGATCTTTATTAGTAACTGATACAGTCGGGGCACCAGTAATAGCAGCTGCCTTCATTAGCATTTGAACATCTTCTGCTGTTACCTTAAACTTATACACCCCGATATGCTCGATCTCCCCTGAGGGTGCAGCAGTTACAATATCAGGATTCGAATAGTAATATTCGAACTTACCTGCTGCACTTGTAACAATGAGACATTTATCACCAAACTCAATATCTTGATTATCCATCAGCGTTAGCATAGATAGTAAAGAGTTAAGATCGTAAATAGCAAACTCTTTAGGGATTACTTCCTTAATGTTTACCTTTGCGAAGATATTCTTTGCATTAGAGATAGTACTTACACTGTCTCCTTCTTTGAATACAATATTCGTATTAATAGATGCAAAGTTTTTTAATAGCGACAACGTCTCGTTGCTTAGTTTCATGTTAGTCTCTCATAATGTGTAAAATCAAAATCACTCAAACTCATTAACTTACATTTCCGGTCACGATAGAAATGCTTGTTAAAGGAATACTCAATAGGCTTATTATCCCAGTCTTTAATATCATCACCCCAAAGAACAATTGACTCTTTCTTTAGTAAGTCAGCAATAACCGAAATACCAGTAAAGGTAGTAAAGATAGGTTTAGTAGTATACTTAATGTATGCAGCATTTACAGCCATAGGTATATTATAATCTAAAAACGTGCATTTATCAAGCGGAAACTTACCTGAGTATTCCAATACACCAGACTCCCTTCGCTGATCCATATTTGGATGGGACATCCTGTCACCAATTAAGTATGATGTATGGAAGTGATCAATATCATCAACTGCTAAGACAAAATTGTCATCTACCTCGAAATCAATGTTGTAATGCTGTCGGAAGTACTCTTCAAACCGAACTGTCTCCCAAGGTCTGTTATGGTGCTCGGTAAACTTATCAACCAGTGACATGGTACAGAATGTATCGTCGAGTGTAACATCAGATTCAAATCTGACTGCTGCAATACATTCCTGCATACACAAGAATTCAGCAAACCCGTTAAACATTCTCATTTTATCTCTCACAACAAGAGATATTGGTCTACCAGTAGACTTATAGATACCAGACAATACAGGTAACACGTTTAATGTATCGCCAACGTTACCCGACATTGGCATAAAGATTCTAATTACTGCCATTATTCAATACCCGTTTTAAAAATGACGAACCAGTCAGATGGATCAACATTAACAATCTTAAACTTATCTGGCATTGAACGATATGCCATTAGTAATAGTGTTTGATCATCATCAATTAATCCCACATCAAATAACTTTGTAAGATTTGCTGCAACTAGATCTTTAAGTATGACCCAATCATTTTTCGGTGCAACAATATGACAACCTTGAATGAACACCCTACCTGTTTTAACGATATCAAAAATAGGCATTGAATGAGTATGTGGGTCAATAGCAAATAGATTAATCTTGCCCTCTGTATCATACCTCCATTCTAACCCCGGGGGGCAAAATGTATCTTCGCGAACATACCCGAAATCAATCCATGCATATGTTTCACTTTCAGCTAGCTTCTGTTCAACCGCATAGTTTACAAAAAAGCTCTTCATTAAGTTAATAGTAACGTATTGCGGCGACCAGTATTCAGGTGCTGATGGGTTATCAACAAACTTTATAAATGTTGGATCGTTTTGTACTGCATCAATCTTATTAATTAAATGCTTGTGGTCTTCAAACACCGTATCAATTGCAATAAGATGAAGATCTTCTCTAATAGCCTGTAGACGTTCAAAGTCTTTGCTATGTGCAAATACTACGATTGGATTTTTTAATTTTGCTAAGCGTTCAAACCGCTCAAAGTACGTATCTGTATTACGTTTAATATAGCCCGGGATAAGTTGATTGTTCTTAATACCTTCCCATTCGCTGCGTCCAATATCCATGAACGCAGTTACGATAGTTACAGTATCACTCATACTTCACCCATTGCAATAAAAGAGTTATTAAGATCGGCACCAGATACAAACCATTTTGTAAACCCTAACGCACCAAATGCACCTACCATAATTTGTGGATTGAATACATGAACGTGCTTTCTGTTATTCCACGGGCGCCAGTATTCCTGGGTATAGTCAGGTAGGTACAAGAACATGGTACCACCAGGTTTGATCTTACTCTTCCAATACTGCAAGATACCATACCAGTCACCAGGGATATGTTCTAGGCAATGACTACTAAAAATATAATCAACCATCTCTTCAGGGAGATTTTCAGCATCAAATGCATCAGTCATAATAGGATCTACAGGGATAGAACCAGGGAATGACCACTCCTCTCTATTACAACCGATATCGTAACCTACTCCACTACAGACATGCTTTGCAAACGGGATCGCAAATTGAGCTGCATTACCGTGCTCTTGAAATGCAGGGTACATACTGTTATTAAATTGTATAGTATTAATCATAGAAACACATCCTTAAATTTTGACATCACCACCTCAGGTTTAAATTGTTCAACACGCATCGACCAGGCCTCTTGCTCCCATGCATTGATATTACGAATCATTACTTCAAGCTCATACTCATCTTTATATAAAAGACCACTACCTGCTAACATATCAATATGATTGCGATCATGACCATCGTTCCATGCCATTACAGGTTTGTTCATGGATAAAAACTCTGCAATCGATAAACCAAAACTTTCACCGCGCTGTCTAGCATGCAGCATTGCATCACATGTATTGATAAACCTGGCTTTCTTTAACGGGTTATGGAACTCATTAATAAAGTGAACGTTAGGGTGATCAATAAACGGCTCAGTACCTGCAAAAAGAAATACAAACTCATCTGTACTTGCTACAATACGCTTAATGCATTCTTTTACAAACGGAATATCAAATGTATAGTAACCACCAATACGACCGATTACTTTTTGATCTGCTCTAATATTAAAAGCACCACGATAGTTACCTGTATCGTTAGGTAGCTGAACAATATGAGGTACAAACGGCACCTCACCACCTGACATTGTCTGTGAAAGCCATTCGCTCACATAAGCATACCGATCACCGTGGGGTTCATTAAACTGAAACACAGCATGTACTACCGTCTTACAATTGGTAGGTAATTCTTCTTTACGACCTGAGTTAATAAAGTAAGCTAGATCAATATGAAGATTATCAATCTTCTTTTCAAGGTCACCAGCACGGTACCCTACAACTTCAAACTCCTTCTCAAGCTCATCAATAACAGCTTGCTCATTACCCATGTCTTTTTCTATACCGTTCGTCTTGCAGTATGTAATGACACTTTCATTACCAAGGATCTCTTGATTGTATCTTGCATAGTCAGTAATCGCTACAGTTGTACCTCTGTAGTTAATTGTATTAGCGTGGAATAATACTTTCATTTAACAATGTTTCCTTCATAATGAAAAGTTTGTGATGGGTACGAACCAATCTCACTAAATGTTCGATCAATAACCTGATTACAGCGTGTAACAAACATGTCTATATTTTCTGCCATTCGAGATTGATACAGATGGTAAATACCGTAATTGAATACTGTTCCAATTCCGTAGTATCCTGTTGGACCTAACGGCCATAGACCTTCTGCAGGTTCTTTTTCAAACGATGTTGGCATTAATACGCGATACTTAATACCTTGTTGTTCGGCAATGTAGCTAATCTCTTCACCTACATCGGATCGCGAGGTCTCTAAGAACGATGGCTGACCCATTCTGTCGTAAACAGATTTAGTCATGACGAAGAAGCCTGGAGCGGCGTAGATATGACTCTTTGGGGGGATGTGATTTGATACTTGTGCAAGACCAATGAATGTATCGTGCTTTTTTACATACTTAATAGCTTCCGTTACAACACCTTTAAGAATAGGTATGCAATCAGGCTCCATAATTACAACTACATCACTGGTTGTATTTTTCATAATATGATCTAACCAGGCTCCATGATGCACGTTTTGATTCCAGTAATTCATCGGAATCTCAAAATGACCCATAACCCGTTTATGTGCTTCAAGCATTCTGCTATCCACATTATCCCAATGCAGGGAATTAAACTCAACTTTCATATTCACTCCTATGATATAATTATAATATAAACACAAAAAAACCGCCACTAGGACGGCTTATTTATACAACAAAGTTGGTGCGGGTACCCGGATTCGAACCGGGACGCATAAAGCGGGAGATTTTAAGTCTCCTGTGTCTACCGTTCCACCATACCCGCAAATTACTTCTTCCACCAAAAGATTATCGTGTATCTTGTATTACCACTGATGGGGTTAATACCGTGTTTAACTTTTGATCCATCAAATACAATAAGACGACCTGGAACCGGCGTTAGTGCGACGGCTTGATCAGGTGCGATAAATTCGCCACCCTCAAAGTCATCATTAAGGTAAATAATACTATTATAACCTGTTTGCTGTCTACCGCCCTGTTCATCATGCACATGCGGGATGGCTTCTGTACCATCTGCCCACACTTGCAAGGATGCTTCAAAGATTTCTAAATCAAGATTGTCTTTTTCTTTATGATGCTGTCTGACTTTTTCTACAATAGGTAGATATGTAATTTTTTTATTACGCTCTAACCAATCTTCATTACCCTTAGGATTGTCTTTTTTATATACCGGGCTTTGACTAATCCAGTATTGACATTCTTCTTCAGTAATAAAATTATCGTGTATTTTAATCATAGTGTTTGGCCCGGCGTGAGGGAATCGAACCCCCATAATGACTTTAGAAGAATCATGTCCTATCCGTTGAACGAACGCCAGAAAAATTAGTTGTTTAAGTATTCGTAATTTGTTGACTCTTCGTTATCTCTAAAAACAATTGCTCCGTTTTTAATATGAAAACGTCTTGCCATTTCAGTTCTAGGGCTCAGAGTTACAAAGCGTTTGATACCACTGTTGTTATCTTTGATATGCTTAACAGCATCAAAGATTAGCTTACGACCAGCGCCCGACTCATAACTCCATATTGTATAAAATACAGCAGTGTTAGGTACTTCTGCATCTTCAAACAATTCAGATTCTTTAGTTGGAATACTTGCCTGATAACTTACACAGGTAATTGCTTTTACTTTATTCTCTTCATCCCGAAGAACAAAGATATCTTTATTATCCCCGACACGATCAACATGTGGGATATTAGGTCGCACTGGATCCTCACTTAAGAAGCTCATAAAGCTATCCGTCAAGGATTTAATCAAGTATAACATAATATTCCTATTTAACAAATGGTGCCCAAGGAGAGACTCGAACTCTCAAAATTTGGCTTCTAAGACCAACACGTATACCAATTCCGTCACCTGGGCAATCTCTAAGCTGCTAACACTTCTTTTAATCTGTCAGCAGCGTAACTTGCAGCAAATGCATTCGGCTTAACCATCGGTATTACGTTACACGTACCTTTGATATAACCAACTGCTTGCTGAATCACTATACTACTATTATAACGTATATCCGGATTAATATCAAGGTGTATCTGCACTTCTTTTTCACCAATTACATCTACAATCTTATGATACAGTTCCGCTACCTTGTAAGCTTCGTTCATCAAACGCATAGACGGTTTACTAGCTTTAGCATCGTAGTCCACCTCGGTTTGAACCTCACCAAAAATCTTACACCCGTGACAGCCGTCAATATGTACGACAATTGCTAAAGTATAATCTGCATACCATCTACCATTACGCTTGCATCTTTCAGAATCTGCCCCGATGTAGATTTTTGTCTCAGGGCTTTGTGATTTAATAAAAGCTTTAACTTCACTTATATCTAATTTTTTCATGGTATGCACTTCTTAAATGGAGCGGGGTGCGAGAATCGAACTCGCGACTTGAACTTGGAAGGATCTAGTTTTACCACTAAACTAACCCCGCATTGGCATCCCGGGAGGGATTTGAACCCCCACCAACGGTTTT